AAAAAAATAAAATTACAAAAATAAAACATATTAATTAACAAAACAAAATTATTATTTATCAAACTAAGATGGATATTAAAATACTTTTAAAATTAGTTAAATTTATTAAACACTTAACTCATTTACAAAAACGTCATGTTTACCGACGGAAATTATAGCAAATAAAGTTAAAAATCAAAAAGATAAACAAGTGTGTATTTTACACCAATTGGTTACACATACACCCAGGTATTTTACCTAGACAAAAGAAATAGCACAAAGCCTCAATTAGGTTGTGCAAGAATGGAGCATGGTGCAATACGTACAAAAAGATTGCAGTACATATTAGCATCAGTAGACATAGAAACCGGAACAATACACAACAAACCATAATTCAGAATACCTTGAGTGGGTTGAAAATCTAAATTAGGTAATGCATACTTAACAGTTGTGTCTCCTCGAACAGTAAACTCATGTCTAAAAAGACTTGATTCATATGCTCCGGATAATTCTGAAACATTTCGAGTACTTAATTGTCTAGGTAACAAATAAATTCTAAAAGTTGCAGTTTGTAGTGGTGTTGAATAAAAGCACAACAAAAGTTCACCCATAAGGGTTGCCATGTTGTAACGAGCGAGAATATAATCCGAAATTCTCCAATTACCACTACTATTTGTGGTTTTTCTACCAAATTCTATAACTTGAGAATAAGTAGTAGAAGGATTATTAATTTGTAGATATCCCATAAAGGATGGTCTACACAAAAGATTTGCTGTTGCAAGTGGATCATCTTGCACACGCATTTGTGCAAAATGTGGAGGTCCATTAGTAAGAACACCTGTAGAACCAACATTGCCATGAACAACAACAGGTGCGTTTGTATCATTATGAGCAGGATACTCACCCATGGACCTCATCGGCATTGTGGGCACTTCTGAAATTGGACTTGAAAAACCAAACCAACCTTTAACAGTATTCCACCCTGTGGAAACAGCACTACTGAGTTTAGAAACCCCATAGTTAACCAAATTTCCAACTGTATTACCAATAAAATCACCAAGAAGTGCTCCAGGTCCTGAAACTGCTGCATTAACACCAGCAGCTATGACACCGCCAATATTGTTCCCAACACTACCTGATTCAATAACAGCTTGAGCTTCAGAAGAAGCATGAGCAACAGCATTGTTCAATTTCAAACGAGCTTCCTTTGTTCCCTGAGAATAAAAAGACGAAAGATATTCCTGAAAACCAGCCACTTTATGCAGTGGAATTTGAGGTCCCACATCAGATTCTTGTCTGACTTCCTCCCAATCAGAGGGAAGTTTTGTAACTGTTTTTGTTTTATTGCCAGTTTTAACAAAAACAGGCTTAGCTGGATGGACAATTTTCTCTTTCTTCTTCATAAAAGTTTGAGTGGTTGGAGTCACAATCCCACCATATGAAAAACCATCACCTATTTTAGTATACATACGAAATTTTCCAAAAACTGGACCTCTATCATAGGCAATTAACTGTGAAGGTGAACCATCTGTTTCCGGAGTGAATAAATAATTATCACTGCGGAAACCTAACGTCCATTGGGCTGGTGACCCTTCATAAGAAGAAGAATAAGGAGTGTCCCCCTGAAAATGTTGCATAGGAATCCATGGGAGTGAAATGTCATTTGGCCAGTAAAAATCCAAAACCTTTTGGTCTGGATAACGAATTATAGCCATATTATTGTTTGCTTTTTGTGAAAATTTTGTTACAAATATATTTCCAGTAAATGCATTCATTGACAAAGTTGACCTGTCCCACATTTGCAAACCATCATTGAAAACCAATCTAACGTAGAATCCACCATGCCATTTTGAAAATAGGTTGTTGGTAAACCATATTGGATGATATTGTGAATAATAGGGATAGAATTGAGCACCAGAAACAAGACCATCCTCATTAGACAAATACAAGGCTTGTTTTGGAGTAAATGTTGGTCCAGTGATTAAAACACCAGCTGTTGTATCAGGATTTCGAGCAACACTAACAGCAAATTGTATTGCATTAAAACCTGTGTTACCCAAAGTGCTTTGAGAACCTGTATAAATTTCAGTGTCAAATGCAAAAGTTGACATTAAATCACGAATCGTTGGTGTATCTAAAATATTTGCAACATCAGGAGTTACAAGATTTGCACCCAAATCGATATCACAAAGATTAAATTGCATGGTCAAGTTACATTGAGAAGTTGCTGCCATTATAAAAGCATCATCTCGAGGATACCTAACAGTTGGAAAAGTTGTTAATGCTGTTCCATAAGGGCAAGCTCCTTTAAATCCTTCTATTGACAAATAAATTTGATATGAAGTTGTGGAACTACTCTCTCCCAATGTTAAAAATGGATTCAACACCGTAACAGCAATATCATATTGTTCATGTAATGAATTCGAACCAGTATCAAAATGTTGGGCCAAAGGCCACATACTATTCCACGGCAATCTCAAAACAACATTCTGTGAATCTTTATAAGTCATAACATGTTCATAATTTGTCCACAAATCAACATCAACATTTGTACTTTCACAGCTATCACTAGTGTACATCAACAAACAACCAGAAGACTGAATTGGTCTCTGGAGAACTAAAATCACATCAATATAATCCCAAGTAAAAAAAAGAAAATTTTTTAAACCATCAATTATTTTTTGAATAGTTGTGACTTGAGTCATAAGGCCAAAATGTTCTAAGACAGTGCCCGCAGCAGCTGAACTAGTAAAGGAACCCGTAAAAGCCAAAATGCGTTTAGGTAATGGTATTGGTTCTAGTTTATGACCTGTTTTTCGTTTATAAACAGGTCCACCAACAACAACAAACATTGGTGGTTCCTCTGTTATTTGAACATTCTTCTCCTTTCTAGCCTCACAAATAGCATCTGATGAATTATATTCGATAGTTTGAGATTGTTCCAAAACTTTTTCCTTATTAACACAGGCCTGAGAAAATCGAGTGTAAGCTTTCGGATTATAAACTGAAACAACCTTATAATCCTTTGAAAATTCACCATGTTTAATAGGATACAAGCTTTCTTCTCTTATTTTTGAATAATCGAACTCAATAGCCATATTTGTATGTCTTTCAGCAGCAACTTCACTACCTACCTGAACGCCAATAGCCGGTTCAAAATACATACGGCGTCTATTAGAAACAGAATGCAAATAAGATGGCAATCTTATTTTATTTAAAACATTATAAGGATGATTATCAAAAACAATTTTCAATTCGTTATATTGAGTTATTGTCAAATGTGATGCCTCTATAGCAAAAGAAGTAACAAGTGATGGTAATGTAGCATGAGAATCATCTCGAACGTAATACAAAATACTTTTTATGGTGTCCAAAGCAAGTGGACAACGTATTTCACTAACAAACTCAAAAGACCGAGACAAATAAACAATATCCTCAATACGCACCAATTTTGGCGGACCATCTTTATCAGTATTAGTAATTGTCATCAAATGTTTTTCTTTTATATATTTTGCTAAACGAACAGGGTCTAACATATAATCATCACAAAAAGCATTTATATTGTCATCACCATAAGTACGTAAGGCTATTTGGTGTAAAGAGTACCAAGGATTTAATCCATGGACTCTAACCATTTGGTCCAAATCAGCTGAATACAACACAAACGCATTTACAAGACAATTCCAAAAAGTAGTAAAGAAACTTCCTGAGGGATTTTTATATTTGGCACGCAAAACCAAATTCTTCAAAAGAAAATGACACTCACAATAAATTGACAAGATGTGTTTTAATGCAACAAGATGTTTTTGTGTAGCTCCAGATCTCTTGTACCAAAGTAAAATCCACTTCATGACTGCTTTGGCAGCACCAGATCTAATATTTCTATCAAAACCCTTGTAATCAGAAATGATAGCATGATTACATCTTTTAAGGCGCAAAACAGTCATTAAATTTAATGGATCGGTTCCATGAACATCCAACCCTACAGAACAAAAACCATTATCTGGTTTGGACATTAGAACTAATTGTAAATCCATAGTAAGGCGTCTTCCATTGACGGTATGTGCAACAGAGCCAACAGCTATAGAACGTGTATCTTTTATTTCTTCTTCTGCTGTATCGAAATGGTTCAATGGCAAAGTTTCTTGTTTCCCAAAAACGGAGAAAATATCTTTTGGATCTCTATCATCCTCCAAAACCTTCATATGTTGATCAACATGATTCAAAAGCTTAGGATCCAAATCAATAACATCTCCCTCTTCATTATATTTAAACCATTTATTTTTTTTTGATTTACCAGGCTCAAGAAGATTAAAAGGCCTTCCAATAGCAGTGTTTCCAGCAACATGCTTGATTCCACTAACACCCTCAATACCTTCTTTAACTGAATACACACGTGTTTCAAGAATTGGTGGATATTGTTCAAACATATATTCTGAAATTTCTTCTTCCCATTCCACAAAAGTTTCTGTATTATCGGATGGAAATTTCAGCATTGCTTTTGTAAGCATTTCATCTGTTTGCTTAGCAGGAGCACAAGGCAAACGCCCAAACATTCCATAATAATCAGACCTATGAAGACCTGTGGACCTATTGTTACGTGCTTCAAAACCTGGCAAAGTTTCACCAACAATATCCAAACATGTATCATGAAAACGCTGTGGTTCTTCTTTCCATTCAATTCCTAAATCAGGTTGAACTTCAAAGTCTTGCTCTGGACCTTGTTCTTGAATTTCAGCACCTTTGATAACATTTATCCAACCATCATATACAGCTTTATCCAATTGTGTTGAATATGCAACTTTGTCATCAGAATGACCAGCTACATGCATTCCCATAATTCTTCCCAATGAATCATAATAAAGGGAACCACAATAGCCTGGTTTAGAACGAATTCTATGTTGCCATGCTATAGGTCTGTGATCTGTGTATGGTTGTATCACAGATCCAATGCAATCAGCTGGATTATTTGAAACAACAAGAGTCTTTGGCTCCAAATAAGAAATCCAAGTATTCATTCCAGTATAATCAATATCAGGATCAGCAAATTTCGTTCTTTTAATGCACTTTCGAGCATCAAAACCTTCTTTTTTAAATAAAATAACACAAGTATCAGCATCCATATCAATCCAATATGTTTGTATCTCAGCATATTTTCCACCAACAGTTATTCTACTTATCTTCAAAAACTTTAAAGCATGACTGAAAGTAAAAAAAGCATGACCTGTTATCCAAAAACCCATGAGTTCAAAATCAAATGGTTCATTGGAGCAAGTACCCCAAACATGTATTGGCTCTCTAGATTTTAAATCACCAGCAATAGATTGATTTAATGTGACTAAATTATCTAAAGCCTCTTCCCTAATACATGGTTTTGGAACATTTTGATTCTTCTTCTCACGGGGCGTTACTTTAGTGTTTCTGTATGTAACACTTTGTTCTTCAACAGAATCAGTTGAAAAAAAAAAAATGTTTAACAGCCAACACCGTTGCCACTGATGTGAAAACCAACAAAGTTAATTTAACAGCAGGATGTTCAGTTTTCTTATCAACAACCATTCCATCCAAAACACAATACTGAACAACTCTATCATATTCCTCATCATTAAAATGGAATTGTTCTTCCACATCATCTGGATCAGCTAATTGTCCAGGTGGAACTGTTTTGACAGTCAATTCTGGTTTCTTTACACGCTTAGCAACTTCAGACAATTCATGTGCAACAATATCAAATTTCTTTTTCAAACTTTCCAAATAATTTTGATGAATTGGACCAGCCTTTGATGACATATGTTCAAAAGCTCTTTTCATATTCCTAAAACTAAGTTCGCTATCATCTTGTGGCAACTCAAAACGAGAAGCCAAATTGTTCAAAATAGCCAATTTAACTTCAAAATGTTCCCTTAAAGGCTCAAAATCATCAATTGGAAGTTCATCATCAACATCCTTTTCAATATTAACATCTTTCGTATCAAATGTCCAAGTCTTCATCATTGATTTCAACTTATCCTTATCAACTTTTTGAGCTTTTTCAGAAATAGAAGCAAGAGTTCTCAAAGAACTCTGATAATAAGATTCATTTCTTTTCAAAAACCAACAACATGCAGTAACAAGACCATTGACATTGGTTTGTATATGTTGACGATTATCCAAATCAATTGAATTCCACCAATTTTTCCCTTTTGAATCAACTAATCCACTACAAATAACAGCATTTCGATCTGCAGCTTTAATAACATCAAAGGGACAAGACGTAGACATTTTAATTGAATACTCATCATTAACTATTTCTGGCAAAATAACCAGATGACAACGACGTGTGAAAGCCTTATCATCTTGTATTAAACCAGTTTCAAAATTAGGAGTATTAGTTGTGGCAAAGACAGCTCTACTATCAAAAAAAACTGTACCCTTATCCTCAAAAGCAGTATTCAAAGGAAATGGAGCATTATTGACAAATTGAATCCATTTCATAACCTGCTCTCGTTTTTTATTTTTGTCTTGTTCCTGTAAAAACTCATCCAATTGGACAAACAACTGATGTATATACCCAGAATCAAATCGATCTGCAATATTAACAACATGTAATTCACCAATTTCACTTTCACCTTCAAAATATTTAGAGTACAAATGTTGACAAACAATAGTAACCAAAATAGATTTTCTGTACTCAGTTGGACCAACAATCATAACTCCTAATGGTTCAATTCGTTTTTTGTCATGAAACAAAGCTGTAGTAGCCATTTTGTAAGAAGATTTCTTATCAATTAATTGTTGAGTCAATTCCTTATAAGTGAAAGGAGGTAAAACACCAGCTATTTGATTGTGATAATTGTAAGAAACTTCATACAATTTGTAAAACTCTGAACAGTTCGCAGCTGTAATATCTTTCTTATCCCAATCCTTAAGACGTTTAGAAAGGTGTTTTACAATTGAAACCATTTCCTCAGACTTATTATTAAATGGGTCAAAATCAAAAAGTTTTAAAGAAACTGTAGTTATACAATACTTTAAAACATCTAATGCATGACCACCAACCTTCCATATTGCTAAAGAAGAAGCAGCATATTTACCAATTTTAAGCCAATCGGTGTCCTTAACCAAACTTGAAACACCATCTGTAAGAGATTCAGCAACAGTGCCAACGAAAGCAACCAATGGTGCAACAAATTCACGAGCTTTCTCTATTTTCCAACCATGCTCCAAAATTGCCTCTTCAGCATTATCAATCAAATCAGTTAATCTATTCGATTCATCAGAAGTAAGATATGATGGCAAATGTTTGGATATTGAATCAGCATAAAAGCCCTTAGTGTTAATTCGAGTGGCATAATTTTTATCACATCCAATAAATGTTTTCAATTGTGATAAAGGCAGTCTATAAGTCCGACCATCTTTTTTGAAAAAGGCATATTCTGAACTCTTTGGCAAAGAATCTCCTTGCCACCACTGAACCAACCTATCCCATTTATCTTTAGTATAGGACTTAACTTTTCCACATTGATCAATAACTGGAACAATAAATGTGGATAAACCAACAATGCTCATCATGGCTGCAGGCCCTTTTTGATCAGACATCAACAAATAAATACTAAAAGCAAACGATAAAGCTCTAGTAATCCAAAGTTGGTAGTTTGTTTTTATTTCTTCTTTAATTTTATCAGTCAAATTTGTGACAGTTTCACTAACACTAGTGTAAGCATTAGTAAATTTTTCTACACAAGAGTCAACAAATCCACCAATTTTCTCAGCAAGAAATCCGAAAAACTGTTCCTCAACCTCATCTGGATCAAAATCCCAAGTTTCTTTAAATTGTTCGCATCTTATTTTCTTGTTTCTTTTCAAACTATACAAATTTGCCATAGGCACCATATAGCCATTAAAAAAACGTTCCTTCTCTTCAGGTTCACGTATTTCAAAATCATTCAAAAAAGATATAAAATCCTTTGTTGAAATAACTTCTATACACTTTGAACCTAAGGTTTGTTCATCATCTTTCTCAACCATAGTTAAAACAGAAATGTCTATGTGTTCAATGCAAATTTCACACAGATCAACCAAAAGATTCAAAAGATAACCATTTGCAAATCGTGATTCATCAATGTAAAACATTGAAAATGTTTTACATACTGTAGCGGTTAGCAATGGATAATCCTTCAAAATTTGAATATCAAAATCAACACAAAAAGTTGAATCATCACATGTGCACAACTGATCAACAAGCAAATTGAAAAATCTTTGTTTCATACCAGACAACTGTAAATCCTTGTGATAATTTTCAACTCTTTCTGGAACATCAAAATGCTTATAACCAGGTTGAAATATAGTTAATTTTCTAAATTCTTCAATAGACCACGGAGCATAAATATAAAGACTAATAACAGCCATAATTCTGTGAAAACTTCTAGGTAAACCTGTATTCACACCAAAAATAACACTACGTGGTATACTAAAATCAAGCGATTCATAAAGAGGTTCACTATTATTCATTAAAAAAAATTCAACAGCATGTCTAAAATGAATAGGTGAACGCTCAAATACACGATAAAGATAAAAATAATGTCGATTAATATTTTCATTGCAATGTATGTCATCAACATTTTTCATGCGATTGATTAAAAATGTTGGAATCACTGGACGTGAATCGCCAAGATGTTTCATAACATTGCAAGACACTTGACAAAAAGCAGCTAGATTATTTGCAAATCTTCGATCATTATTTAAATTAATACGATCAAACTCCATTGAGCTCTCAAAATCCTCAAATAGCAGCTCATCCTGACCAAGAGTAGATTCAGAAACATCTTCTCTTAATGTGGTCAAGATACGAGAACTAACGTCCTCGATTTGAGAAATAATTTGGTCAATAGCACCTGTATCGGGATTCATGTGGTCCGTATTCTCCATTGTGGGGAAAGGGGGGGTCCCCATAGTAACTGAAAAATTTGTAGATACTATGAGGGGTGCGGTTAAATGGGTTTTCTTAATCCTAACCCGAAAAAGGCATTAAAGTTTATTTGATTTATACTCCTAAAACTTAAAAGGCAATGTGTAAAAGTGGAGATATCTAATAGTCCAATAATGAGACAAGAGCGTAACTATTAAACTCCTGAATGTGGATAAGTCTTAATAAGAACGGGGGTTTGTGCAAAAGCACACCTACCGCAAGGAAACTTTCGTTTTACCCGGCAACATTCTTACCTGCATGAGAAATCAACTCAATTCGTAACTGATTCAGACGAAGAGGATCTCCCAATGATACTCGCATTTGTAAAAATGGTTCCGAGACTATGTCAGCCATTTCCGATACTGACACGCCTTGTGCGTTTAAAATCACCTCACCATTACCCTAAATAGTAGATGATAAGGACCCTGAGAACCTGAAAACGGTAGAAACGGGGTTCAGGGGCCGGTTGCTGAAATTGACACGTGACCGATACTCACGCAAACCACACACGAATGTGCAGATTGTCTCTCCCAGGCCTAGCAGATTACTATGAACCTTGACGTTAGGTGGTAATTCACCATGAGAACGGTATAATCTTCAAAAACGTTCATAAATGCAATAAATGATTCGACCAAAAGAACCATTATAATCACATCCGTCAAGTGTTGCTGGTATTGCCAGCTATCAAGTTAGATTAACTTGTCACAATAA